TTTCGCCAGTCTCTACGCTTGAGATAATAGCAGGAACGGAATTGAATTGTAAACAAGCCAATCCAACCCATCCAGCAACCTCACCGAAGTTGGTTTTAGTAGTCATTTTATTAGTCATATTCTTTTGCTCCTATGTTTTGTTGAATATGTGTATATTATAGCAGATTTTGTTGACCCGTCAACCCTTTTTTCAAGTTTTTTTTCATCTTTTTTTTCGTAAAAAAGTCTTGACAAATCATATCCTGCTATGGTATAATCGGCGCCGCAAATGAGAATGATTCTCATTTGCAGTTTATATCCTTGCCCCTTTCGGGGCATTTAGTTAGAAAGTATCTACAAGATTTTGCAGGTCAGTTTTGGTTGCCTTAACAAGTGAAGGCAATTCCATTCCAAAATGCGTATTGATTTGGCTAACCAAATCAGCTTTGGTTACAATCTTCGCACCTGATTTTGTGGCACGCTCCTTTTTCTTGTATACACCAAGCGATACAAGTTTAGCAATGATAGATTTATCAGTCTTGCCCATAGTTGAGGCAAGATGCTTAACAGTATCCATTGTTGGATTTTCAGTATATGCTGATTCCATTTCAGCAACCATTTTATCAGAGTAGTTTACATTTTTCATAATTATTTCCTATTTGAAAATTAGAACCAAGCCAATCTCGATTCCATAATTAGTATTATACAGAAGTTTTCGGATTGGTCAAGCATTTATTTGCATTTTTTTGAAAAAAAATTTCCATACAAATAACAAGGGCTTTGGGATAGGTAGGGGTGGTCGTAATGATAATCATTTGCATTTGCATTTAATTCGCATTTGCGTTTAATTTGCATTTGCATTTAATTCGCATTTGCATAGGGGGGTTGTTAGACGAGAATGATTCTCATTTACGCGGGCACCCACGCACGTAAAACTTTGGTGAAAAATACAGACTTGTCTAATTTACGCTAGCACGATAGCAGTTTGAAAAAATTTTATTTTTGACATAACGCAATTTTAATACTTGACGCCAACCTCAAACTTTGATATAATATACCAATACTTGACAAATTTACTAAGGTATTATAAAGGAGAAAAAATGAAAAAGAAAGGCAATCGTCGTACAATTCAAGTCTGGGGCGTCGTACTGGAAGATGGTACTAAAATTGACGCAGGAGATACAGATGCACAAGGACGCGAGATCGTATCTGTTTATAACCTGGGAGGGAAAGACGGACATGGATACAAAACTGTATTCAAAGATAACTCATTTGATATAATTGAAGCAAATGTAGTAAGTGCAAATCCAAGGTTCAATTAATGTTAGATTTAGAAGAATACATGAGACAAGAGGTAAAAAAGAATAAACCTCTTAGTACTAATAAAAAGTTTAATTATAAAGAATATTGGGAATTTTGTTTTAAGAAACCACCCTCAGAAACGTACTTTAGTTAGCCAAAATTCCTGCTACGGCAGGGATTTTTTATGCACGTAAGAAAAATAACTCTTGACTTTTTTGGTATTTCGGGGTATAATGGGTGAATAAAATTGGAGAAATAAAAATGTCTGATCAACAAGCACTAGTTACGCGAATCGCCCCCGAAGCACTCGCAGTGGCAGAAAAATACTTATCATCAATGAATATCTCAGAGACGGCCCAGTCGCTTAATATTAGCGACGAGGAAGTGTCTTCTTACCTTAGTAAAAGAGAGGTTAAACAATATGTAGATTCAGTATTTATGGATGTAGGGTATAGAAACAGGTTTAAACTTGCAGCTACTCTTGACCAAGTAATAGATCAAAAGTTAGAAGAACTTGACGAATCGGAAATGGGGTCTAACAAAGATATCGCAGACCTCTTAGCTTTAGCACATAAAATGCGAATGGATGAGTTGAAAGCTCAAACAGAGTTAGTTAAAGCCGAACAGAGTCAAATTAAACAACAAACTAATGTCCAGATCAATGAGACCCCGTTTGGGTCTGGAAATTACGGGGAGCTTATGCAAAAGCTTTTGAAAGAAGGATGACATGTCAGAACACCATGATGTATCACACACAGACATATATGAGAAAATTGGAGCAATAGAAGCTCGGTGTGATGAAGGATGCGGATCAGCATTTACAAAAAGATTTCCTGCTGGAATTATTTTAGCAATATTATTACAAACATTTGGTGTAGTATGGTGGGCAGCTGGGGTAGATAATACTATCAGTGCTTTAGAAAAGCCAGTTACAGAAATGGAAGTAAGAAACTATATTGCAGAGCGTGAAAAAATCTATATGGACATGGATAATTCACGACACTTACAAATGGCAGAAAGAATGGCTCGAGTAGAGAGTTCTTATCTGTATATTGAAAAAGCTTTAACTCGTATTGAGAAGAAGCTTATGTTAATAGGAACAGAAAAGGTTAAGTGATATGATAACATACGAAGAAAAAGAGTGGTTAGAAGAGCTAACATCTATATGCCAGGAGCATATGGACTATTACCTAAATAGCGACGATGAGGAAGCTCAAGGAGTCGGCAATCTATGTAATGCACTCATATTCTCGTATAATCACTTAAACTTTAAAGAGGTTCAGAGGCCGACTATACATTAGGATATCGGGGATTCTACGTATTGGCGGGCTCTGTTTTAATTTTAGGGGTAGTTTATGAAACAAACTGGAAAAATATGGCAATAGTAAAAAGAGTAGATAAAGGCACAGAGCTAACACACGCAGAGATGGATAATAACCTATCTGAGTTAGACGATCGTTCTTTAACAAGTTGGTCTGAAGATATTGACGGGAATCTAGTTCCTTCAAGTGCAGAGACTATATCTATTGGGTCTCCTTCTAGAAAAGTAAAAGATTTATATATTTCAAACAATTCATTGTTTTTAGGTGATGACCATAAAATTAGTATTACGACTGCTGGAGAGGTGCGTATTGCTAAAATGGTATCAGGTAATACACCGGGTAATATTTTATCAGACACTAGGGTTATACCTGCTTTATTTGCAGACGAAGCTGCCTTACTACAAGCTTTGAAGAATTACTTTGATGGGGATGACTTATGTGACCCTGCGCATGCTGATTATAGTCCTAAACTATATCATTGGACTGAGTTCATGCGTGATTTAAACCTACCAGACCTTAGTCATGCAGATGAGATATATGATGATGACACAGATTTTGTACCTGATGTAGGAGGAACAGGACCTACTGGTGATACTGGACCTACTGGTGATACTGGTGATACTGGACCTACTGGTGATACTGGAGCTACAGGAGCTACTGGACCTGCGGGAGCTACTGGAGCTACTGGAGCTACTGGAGCTACTGGAGCTGCCGGGCCTGCGGGACCTGGAGTTCCTGTTGGAGGTACGGCTGGTCAAGTTCTTTCAAAGACTGACGATACAGATTATAATACGCAATGGGTTGCAGCAGCAGGTGGTGGTGGTGGTGGAGCAACAGACTTAAATAGTTTAACAGATGTTACAGCAATTGAACCACCTGCACCCGGGGGGTCATTATTAGTTCAGGGTATAGGTTTGTATGGTGAACCTAACGGGACTGAGCAATGGCAGAGTATGCCTGCTTCAGCCGTGATAGTTCCTTTTATAATGGATAATAGTTGGGTCGCGTTTCTAAATGATATGAAAATCTCAAATGTGTCTACCACTGTGTCTGTTGCAATGAACATTGATTTTGAGACTCAAGCAGTATTAAGTTTATATTGGCATTATGGCGGAACAAATTTAGGGTCAGTATGGTCTCTTATGGATCAGATGGGTACTATATATATTGAACCAGGCCCCTATTTTAACGGTGATTTCCAAATAGAGGCGGTGTCTGGAGGTAACGTAATATATAATATAGACCAGCCTACTAGAGTTGCTTCTGTTATCCCATATGATTACTTTCCATATAGAGTAGAGTTTACAGCTGCCGATATTATTGCAGCGGCTCCTGAGACAGTGAGTGGCATAGTTAGTTGTAATTTTAATTGTACAATTGGCGTATCAAACTACTAAGGAGAAAGAAATGAAGGAGGCATTAGATGTAAGTGCGTTCTCTCTTCAAGTGGGAGAATTGATAACTCCTTTTGTAACCATGATGGCCGTAGTTATTGTGGGTTTGCTGATAAAAGACATCGCAAGTGATGTAGCAAACGGTATCTCCTTTAAATACTTTGGACCATTCAAAGAAGGGGATAAAGTGATGCTTGACGGGCATAGAGCTGTCATTGTTAAAATAGGATTAACCACATCTGTATTCGGATGTGATGACCCAGATAGAGGTTATATCTGGAGGTACGTACCGAACGATCGTATCGGTATGTTAAAATTAGGAAAAATCATTAGTAGTAATAAAAAGATATAATTATGTTAGAAATTAGTAGAGACGATGTCAACCCCGATGAGATTCAACTCTTCGAAAAAGAAAAAAGATTTATTAAACTGCCAATAGATAGTTATATGGAATTGTTAGGTATCGAACCTATTCGTTCTCAGGTGGCTCTATTGAATGCAGTAAACAGCCCCAAATATCGTTTTGTGGTTGCCGCTCTTTCTCGTCGACAGGGAAAGACGTACATATCCAATATTATTGGACAACTCACTGCACTAGTCCCAGGGACTAACATTCTCATCATGAGTCCAAACTATGCTCTATCTCAGATTTCATTTGACCTACAACGTGGTCTTATCAAACATTTCGACCTTGAGTTAACACGAGATAATGCGAAGGACAAAATCATTGAACTTTCCAACGGCTCTACAATTCGCATGGGTTCTGTGAACCAAGTGGATTCTGTAGTTGGTCGTTCGTATGATTTGATTATTTTTGACGAGGCCGCTCTTTCTGACGGCTTAGAAGCATTTAATGTTGCTCTTAGACCGACGCTAGATAAGCCAAATTCTAAAGCTATTTTCATTTCTACACCTCGTGGTCGTAATAATTGGTTTGCAGACTTCTATCACCGAGGTTTTAGTGATGAATTCCCAGATTGGGCTAGCATCCATGCAACTTACCATGAAAACCCTCGTGTTAGTACTCGTGATATTGAAGAAGCTAAGAGAGGAATGTCTAAGGCAGAATTCGCGCAAGAGTACTTGGCCGACTTTAACCAGTTCGAAGGTCAGGTATGGAATTTCAATTTCGAGAAATGTGTGGAAGATCTTGAAGGTTTAGACACTTCTAAGATGGACATTTTTGCAGGGCTTGACGTCGGATATAGAGATCCTACAGCCTTTTGTGTCATCGCTTACGATTGGGACTCAGAGTTATACTATCTTATCGATGAATATATGAGTGCAGAGAAAACTACCGAGCAACATGCCCTAGAAATTCAGAAGATGATAGATAAGTATGACATCGATGTCATATACATTGATTCCGCAGCGCAGCAAATGCGATGGGACCTGGCTCAAGATTACGATATTTCAACTGTTAACGCTACTAAAGATGTTTTAGCGGGAATCGCCGCAGTTGCTACAATTGTAGATAATGACCATCTTATCGTAGACCAAAAATGTAAAGCATCTTTAACCTCTCTTGACCAATATCAATGGGACCCAAATCTGAATTTGCTGAAAGAGAAACCCGTACACAACATGGCTTCGCATATGGCTGATGCATTAAGATATTCTCTTTATACCTTCGTAGCTGCGTACGTCACTGTTTAGCTATGAGGTATGAAAAATAACCCTTGACTTTTTAGCTTAGATTGGGTATAATGACGGTATAAAAATTAGAGATGTAAGAAATTTACCTGTAGAACAGGAAACAGCATATGGCAGAATTAAAAAGGGACATTGTAAAGTATGTCCGTGATCGTGCTAAGAGCGCGTACAAGAAAGACTCGGAATGTCGAATCTGTGGAGCAACAGAGGAATTAGACTTCCATCACTTTTATGGGATGACCGAGTTATTAGAGAAATGGTTAAAGGAGAACGGCATTACCGTAGAAACTGCGGATGATATTATGGAAGTTCGTGACAGATTTATTGAGGAAGAACACACTAATGTGTACGACGAAACGGTAACCCTGTGTCATAAACACCATCTTAAGCTTCACAGTATTTATGGAAAACGACCTAAACTAACGACCGGCCCAAAGCAAAAACGATGGGTAGAAAAACGGAGAGTAAAAGAGTATGGGAGTACTTGATTCATTTATAGAAAAGTTAAATCCTGCGCAGCCAGAAATTCATAGTTCTGAGACCTCCGCAGCTACCACGAAACCGTGGAGACGTTACAATGTAGCGTATAAAGAAGTTGAAGTTGTTAACAGAGGTATCAATCTTATAGTTGATGCAGCTTCACAAATTAATATTGACGTTGGTGATAAATTACCTTTTGCGGGTAACTCACTTCTTAGGAAGAATAAAGTACAGCAATTACTGAACCACCAGCCAAACCCTTTTCAAGATATTAGTGCGTTTAGACGCAGTATTTATTTAGATTTTATAACGGAAGGTAATATCTTCCTTTATTTTGATGGTGCACATATATACCATCTACCTGCACAGAATGTGGAGATTGTAACAGATAAAAAGACATTTATTAACTATTACAAATACGAGCAAAAGAAATTCAAACCAGACGAAATCATACATATTAAAGAAAACTCTGCAAACTCAATCTTTAGAGGAGACTCTAGACTTTCCTCAGCAAGTAGATCGTTAGAAACACTTTCTAAGATGCATGATTTTCAGGACAACTTCTTCAACAATGGAGCTGTACCTGGACTAATTATTAAAAGTCCTAATACGTTATCCGCAAAGGTAAAGGATAGACTTTTAGAGTCATGGAGACGAAAGTATAACCCTAAGACTGGAGGTAAACGCCCTCTTATTTTAGACGGTGGTCTAGAGTTAGACACTATCAATCAGAATACTTTTAGAGAATTAGATTTTGAAGATGCGGTAAAAGCCCACGAAACACGAATATTAAAAGCTTTAGGCATTCCACCAATTCTACTTGATGCAGGCAATAATGCAAACATCAATCCTAATTTAAGGCTCTTTTACTTGAACACTGTAGTTCCTATAGTGCGAAAGTTAGTATCAGGCCTAGAAAGATTTTTTTCTTACGACTTGGAGATTATCACTCAAAATGTCGAGGCACTGAGACCTGAACTTAAAGATGAAGCTCAGTACTATACAGCATTAGTTAATAATGGTGTTATGACTGCAGCGGAAGCAAGGGATAAGTTAAGGTTAGAGGATCTAGACGATCCTGAACTTCAAGAAGTTCGAATACCTGCTAACGTATCTGGTTCAGCGACTGGTGTGTCAGGTCAAGAAGGTGGGGCTCCAAAAAAGCCCAAACCAAACTCAAAGGAATAATATATGACGAAAGATGAACAACTAGCGTTATTAATACCTTATTTCGAGAAGAATGGTTTTGTGACTAAGGCAGCTTATAAAAGTGACCCTAGTACTCCAGTTCCAATTCGTAAGATCGAAAGGTTATTTAAACGCTTTACACGAATGCAAACTCGTGTAAAGGAGGCGATAGCAGCTAAACCTGCTCCAACTCCAAAGAAAGTGGAAGCGCCTAAAGTAGCTCCTAAAGTGAAAGCAGCTCCTAAGGTGTCCCCAAAGAAAGAGGAGAAGAAGGATGATTAATAAAACTTTTCATTTAGATTCTCTTTTTGAAAAAAAGGAAGGTGACAACGGTAGTATCTTAATTAAAGGCTATGCTAATACGACTGACAAAGACAGAGTTGGCGATGTCATTGTAAAAGAAGCCTGGGAAACTAAATCCGCGTTAACGAATTATCTTAAGAATCCAATTATCTTAGCACACCATGATAGATCACAGCCAATTGGGCAGATGGTCAACTATAGCATTACAGATAAAGGTCTTGAGATAGTGGCAGAAATTAGTAAGTCTGCCGGAGCAGTATATGATCTTGTAAAAGAAGGTATACTAAAAGCATTTTCAGTAGGCTTCCGAGTGAAGGATGCTGATTATGATAGTGACACAGATATCTTTGTGATTAAAGACTTAGAATTACACGAAGTATCAGTTGTTTCAATTCCAGCAAACGCTGATAGCCTTTTCTCATTGGCTAAAAGTTTTGATGGGTCAAGTGAGGAATTTGAGGCTTTTAAATCTCAATTTATAAATGATGCACCTGAAGGTGCTGAGGATGACACCGTAGGTGCTCATTTAGAACAGGAAAATATCGAAATGGATGAAAATCAAATCAAAGAAATGATGGCAGAAGTGGCTAAGAAGACTGCAGCTGACATCGCTATGAAGCAAGCAGAGACTGAAGCTAAGGCTAAAGCTGCTGCAGAATTAGAAGCTAAAGTTGCAGAAGCTAAGGAAGCTGACAAGGCTGAAATGATCTCTTTAGGTCAGACAGGTGCTGAGCGTTTAGTAAAAGAATTAGAGACTCGTATCTCTGAGAAGCAAGAAGAAGCTACTGCTGTAATGTCAGAGCTTAAGAATGAAATCGCTGAGAAGGCTCAAGAAATTGAAGCTCTACGCTCTAGCAAGATGGAATTCTCTGATCATGCAGGTACTAAGGGTGCTACAGTAGATTACGACAAGTTTGAAGAAATTGCATTAACTGCATCTTTACTTGGTAAGGACATTAAGGACACTGATCGTGGTCGTGAGTTACTTGAGAAGGCTAGTGATACTGGTATTATTCTTAAGACTGGTGGTGACGCTACTTCTCTTATCGCAGGCGCACAATCTGGTGAAATTTCTTCAACAGACTATGAGCACATTATCTCAACTAACATTGAGCGTGAAGTACAAGAGAAGCTTGTTGTAGCTCCTTTATTCCGTGAAATTCAGTTGAATGCAGCACAAATGACTTTACCAATTGCTCCAGATGCAGCGAAGGCTGACTGGGTTGGTGCTGCTACTTATGGTACTAATGCTACGACTGGTTCTGAGAAGACAGTTACACTAAGTGAAATCTACTTAACAACTGCTAAGATGGCAAGTAAGACATTCATGATCGATGAGTTTGATGAAGATTCAATCATCGCTATGATGCCTTTACTTAAGGACTCTTTAGTTCGTGGTCACGCTAAGAAGGTTGAAGAGCAGTTACTGAATGGTAACACTGGTACAGGTGATCCGTTCATGGGTCTAACTAATGTTGCCATTAAGGGTGGCACAACTGTAACAGCTGGTACAAAGCTAAAATCACTAGACATTCTTAAGTTACGTCGTGAGTTAGGTAAGTATGGTTTAGATACTTCTGGTCTTGCTTGTGTTGTTTCACAAACTGCATACTGGGATCTATTAGAAGACGACGAGTTTGCAGATATAAACTTAGTTGGTGCTAATAGAGCTACTAAGCTTAATGGTCAAGTAGGTTCTGTATACGGTATGGCTGTAATGGTATCTCCAGAGATGGATAATGGTACTGCTGCTGGTGATACTTGGGGCGTAATGGTAGACAAGGGTAACTTCTTGATGCCTCGTCAACGTGGTTTCAATGTACAGTCTGAGTACTATGTTGAGTCTCAGTCACGTGTACTAGTTGCTACTCAGCGCTTCGGCTTTAAGCAAATCATCTT